AAGAGTTAGGCAAGGCTTGGGATAAAGATACTGAGACTGCTGCTCTTAAGACTTGTGGTAACTGTGATTACTTTGACAACCGTGCACGTACTCTCAAGTCATTAAATATTGAGTCAGGCTTAGGCGCTTGTAGTAAGTTTAAGTTTGTTTGTAGCCAAGAGAAATCCTGTCAAGCATGGGATTGTAAAGAAACAATGATGGAAGAGGTTTTATAGTACAATGAACAAAGGCATGAAAGCATTAAAGAAAGAAGCACCTGAAGTAGCTAAGAAGATGGGTTACATGATGGGTGGCATGAGCAAAAAGAAGAAAGACATGATGGGTGTTGGTATGGCCTATGGTGGTATGTCTAAGAAGAAGGGCTACAACAAGGGTGGCTTGTGTGGCGCAGATGTACCAGCAGCACGTCCTGTAAAGAAGGGCAAGTAATGAAGTACTACCATAAATATGAAGAAGCACTTGTAGCTAAGGGCTACACAGTAGATGAGCATGGCTATGTGTGGGACTCTACAGGTAATCAAGCTGCAGGTGAAGACAACTACGGTAACGTGCAGAGTAAAGACCCTAATGTAACAGCTATCTGTCAAGAAGCTGAAGCAGCTATGACTGCAACACCTAAGCCACGCACAAAGAAAGCTACAAAGAAGCAGGAGCCTGAACATGAAGAGTCTTTGGAAATGGTACGTGCACGTGACGAGAATGGACACTTCATTGCTGATGATCCCAGTACACCTGATGTAAATGAGGCTTGGGTAGTTAAGACTGTCAAGAAAGCTATTAAGAAGAAGTAATGGTTTTAGCTCGCGCATATAACACTGTAACAAAAGGTTTGACAGTTACCGCTACTTCAGGCGGTGCTAGTTCTAATGTTGTATATACGTGTCCTAATAACTTTGATGCAGAGATAGACTTCTTGCATATAACGAATGGGGATACCGCTAATCATAATATAAGCTTACAGTGGTATCACGCAGAGACAGCTACGTATCATCACATCATAAATGATAAGTCTGTAGCAGGTAAAGATGTGTATAACGTTATAACGTCAGACAGGATATACTTACATTCAGGTGATAAGATAACAGCGTTTGATGGTAGTAGTGGTAGCTTAGAGGTCTTCTTATCAGGTAAAGAGTATTTTAGCCCTAATAGGTTTGCATAACGGGTATGTGCATTTTATATCTACTACGTAACTAATATATAAGTATAACTATCTCCACGCACATAGCAAAAGGAGATAGTGCAATGTTTAAGAATTTATTAACACGTATTCAGAACCATCAGCAGCGTAGAGCAGACTACTGGGTTTTAAAGAATATGTCTAACAAAGAGCTACACGATATAGGTATATCAAGAGGAGAGATATACAATCGTGTATACGGCAACGAACAGTGAACATAGTTAGGGAATTGCCCCTTATTATAAGCCTTACTGTTTTAGCTAATGTATCATCAGGTGATACAGATAGACAAACAGGTAGTGGACTTAGAAGAGGGGGTTCCTACAGTGATAGATCCAGTAACCGCTATAGGTTTAGCAACTACCGCATTTAACGCTCTTAAGAAGGGTATTGCGGTAGGTAAGGACTTACAAGACATGGGCGGTCAGCTTACACAGTGGGCTGGTGCTATAAGTGACTTAGACTTCGCTGACAGACAGAACGCTAAACCACCTTGGTATAAAACCCTTGGTGGTGGCGTTCAAGCAGAAGCAATGCAGATATTCGCAGCTAAGAAGAAAGCTGAGTCTATGCGTAAGGAACTGAAGGATTACATCTGTGTTATGTATGGTCCTTCACACTGGGATGAGCTTCTACGTATTGAGGCTGATATTCGTAAACAAAAGAAAGAACACGATCATAAACGTATAGAGATGCAGCGTAAGTTAATAGAATGGGGAGCAGGTTTTGTACTGTTCATCGTTATTACAGGTAGCTTTGTAGGTTTAATTTACTTAAGGACGTTACAATGACCAGACAACTAACAGAAAACCAACAGCGGTTCTTAGAAGTACTGTTTGATGAAGCAGGTGGTGACGTAGTTGCTGCTAAGAAGTTGGCAGGGTACAGTGAAGCATCTAGCACAGGTGCTATCGTAGAATCGCTTAAGGATGAGATCGCAGATAAGACACGTACTTACTTTGCTCGTACTGCCCCTAAAGCAGCTATGGCTATGGTTGGTGCTTTATATGATCCTACTGAACTAGGTATTCGTGATAAGATGTCAGCAGCTAAAGACTTACTTGATCGTGCAGGTTTAGGTAAGGTAGACAAGATTGATGTAGGTTCAAGCAGTGGTGGGGTGTTTATCCTGCCATCTAAGGAAGGTAAAAACGAGTAGTAATGAATCGTGAATCTTTGGGGTATTGGGAGCTACCCAAACCACACAAAGGTGAAGAGAGACAGTGGCACGTAATAGCTAGAACAACACGCACCGTGCCTTTCGGATACAGAGTACACCCTGAGAAAGAAAAACTATTAGAACCCATACCAGATGAGTTAGAAGCATTAGAGCTTGCAAAGCGTCACTTAAAGCAGTATGGTTACCGTGAAGTTGCTATATGGCTACACAGACAGACAGGCCGATACATCTCACATATGGGTTTAAAGAAAAGGGTAGACATTGAGCGAAGACGTAAGAAAGCAGCTACAATTAAGCGCAAGCTTGCCAAGCGGCTCGAAGAAACGCTACAGGAGATCAAAAGGCTCGAAGAAGAAAACATCGGAGCCTACCGTATCATCCCCCCAAAAGAGTGAGCCTGTAGTAGAGACTGTAGCAGCACAAGTAAAAGCTCCTGAGTTTGATATTGATATTGCTCAAGAAGTAGTATTCAAGCCAAACCCAGGACCACAGACAAGCTTCCTAAGCGCATCTGAAAGGGAAGTTTTGTATGGTGGGGCGGCTGGCGGTGGCAAAAGTTATGCTATGCTAGCTGACCCACTTCACGGTTTAAATGACCCTAACTCTAGTGGGTTGCTAGTACGCCATACTACGG